TCGTTACGTTTCTCGCCTAGCTTGGCTGCTTGTTCATGTGCTTGTCTCTCTGACACATTACGATCATCAGAGTAGGCATAGTGTATCATTGTGTAGTCACGCATAGGTGAGCTTGTTTGATACGAACTAAGCCTGTCCTCTGCATCAACAGCCTTACCTATCTTGACCCACTCAGGCCATGCTGCATTAGTCATAGCATAGACATGACCAGACTTAGTGTTGTTGTAGTTAGTTAAAGAACTAAATGCAGCATCATCAAACGTTCTGTAGTTACCTGCCTTGTATAGTGGATGTGACTTTGGTACATACTTTCCATTCACAAACATACGCTTTGGATTATACTTGTACATATCACTATTGGTAACTATCCTATGACATGGTATACATCTATAGTGTTTATTTAGCATCATGCTACTATGCCAATTTTCATCGGGCACTAATACTGTGTCACACATTTTACATACATGGGTCATGCTACATACCTCGCTATCTTATACTCAAGGTCAGTGTGTACAATACCATGCCACCCTGACAGTTTATTCTTAACGACATTGATGTGTCGCTGGTTGTCTTCTTCTTCTTGTCCCTCAACAGTAGGGTTCTTAGAGATCATCAGCATGAGGTCAGCTTCTGCTGCCTTACCTGTACGACTGCCTTCCATCATAGCTTGGTTGAGTACAACCTTACCTTCTGCATCAGCAGATAGCTGAGACATGTAGAACATGGCACACTCTTGCTGCTTGGCAATCTGCCTAGCATGTATAGCATTAGCCTTGAGTGCCTCATCAGGACGTGAATAGCCAGCAGACCTAGAGAACTTGTCACCCATGTCTAGTATAACTATGTCAGGCTTGTATGATTTACACACAGACTCAACCCAATTCATGTCACAACTAGTTGCATCTTTGAACATGAGATTAGGTTTGATCCTCAAGAATGCTTCCATTGCTTTCTTCCTAAGCTCTGGCACTTGTAGCTGCTTGATGTCATACCCACTGACAGCATTGATGTAACGCATTACTACACGTCCATAACCTTCTTCGTTACACAGTACGATAACTCTTGCACCCTGATCACAGAAACCATTAGGTCCAGCCACAAGTGAGGCATGGAAGGATGTCTTACCTGTGTTAGGTCTAGCACCTACCTCAATCAAGTGACCAGCATTGACGCCCTCAACCTTACGTGTCAACGTAGGTATGTTGAATGTCCATCGTGTCTCTAGGTCATTGAGTGCCATGATAGTATCAAAGTCAATGTCTTCCCAAGTAACTCGTAAGTTAGGTGTGAAATCATCACCGTATTGCTCAAGCATATTACGTAGTGGCTCAAGGCTAGACTTGTCACCATTAACATAATCAAACCCAAGGTTAGCTATGTCTTCTCCTACTACCTGCTGAAACAGTTTGGATAGCACCTCTTGTGCTACGTCACTGCCCATAGGTACTTGCTTGGTTACCTGCATAAACAGGTGGCTGTACGCTTGCTTCTGTGCAGTGGTGAGGGTAGGGTTGTTCGCCATAAACAGAGCCTCAATCTCTGCTGGTGTAACTGTACGTTCNTAACGTGTCATAGCAGAATCAATAGACTGCTTGATCTTACGAACATCTTTGCTGAATAGTCTGTCAGGACAACGTGCTCCACGATGTTCATCGTAGAAGTCTTTGTCCATAAGGCTACGTATCAATGATAGTTCCATGTGTTAGTCTCCTAGTGTTGTTAGATTGTGTAAGTCGGAAGGGTTTCTGTATTTTAAATCGTCACGCAGATACATAACCTTTACTGTGTCTACGTATGTTCTCATCTCTCTTGCAAATTGCAGTGTCTTTTGTAGGGCATCAGGGTCTAATGCAATTATAACTGTTGAGAACTGCGATAAGTACTTCTTATGTCCAGTGGACAATGATGTACCCAACACTGCGACCCCGACATATACACCACCGTCACCTATAACAGCAGCACTTATGCAGTCCTCAACAACTACAGCAGTTTTACCACGTCCGTATGAGTATGGCAAGTGTGAATTACCGTACCGTTTCCATTTAGGTATGCGCTTTCCTAACGATCTACCAGTGGCATCTACTGTAGTACCATTGTGTACAACAGGGAAGACCACACGATGTTCCTTCACGTCATACAATAGTCCTAAGTCTTGTGGGTCTAGCTCCCACTCGTCACAGAAACCTGTGATCTTTTCGTAGTCACGTACCAGCCATGCNGGTTTAGAGAAAGATGCTACGTGTGTCTCTTCTGCAACACTACCCAATGACTTACGTATGTCATCAGCAGTNAGTCCAGTACGTGTAGCCCCAGATATAGGACAACTATTTTTGTAACAGTTCCACACAATATTACCCATGTCATTTGTAATAGTAAAAGTATTCTTAGTCTTACAACTAGGGCAAGCCATACGTTTACTTTCACCATTACTAAGTGATAGATCATTTATAATATCATGTATATTCATATTAATAACTTTCTATGTTACTCGTAAGTACTCGATTGTACACTTACATTTCTCTGTGTCAAGGCACTATTTGCAGAAGCATACGTATGTTTCATATATGGTTTCACAGAAGACACATGTGTGTGTCCTGTCACTGACATAACTTGGGGTAAAGGTACACCCTTATCTATCATCTGTGTCACCCCAGTTCTACGTAAGTCCATAAGACGTAGCTCTTCAGGCAGTCCAGCTAATCGCATGACACGTCTACCTACCTTAGATAAACGTTCCATTGCGTAGGCATTGTAGCTGCCAGCCACAGGACGTGGGTGTGGTGCAACATACTTCTGAAAGCCAAAGTCATTCTGCTGTTGCTTCAACATGTGTAGTAGATTGTCAGAGATAGGAAGGCTAACGTCTGCCCTACGTTTACTCTGCTCTAGCTCCAGCTTACCTTGCGTCAAGTCTATGTTGTCCCACTCTAACATACGCATGTCACCTAACCTCTGACACCACTCGTATGCCATCTGTACAATGAGTCCAATGTTGCGGTACTCAAAGTCGCTGTACGCTTTATCAAGGAACCCGACAACTTCACCGTGTGACCACACCATCTTACGTTGAGGTACAGACTTACGTTTGATCTTAGACCACGGATTTTGTGTGGCGTACTCCATTTGTATAGCGTAGTTGTATATCCTACTGGCACAAGTAGCAGCATGATTAGCAAATGGTACACCACGCTTAACCCATTCTTCGTAGGCTTGCTTGGCAACCTTGGATGTAACAGTGGTGTACTTACGTGTACCCATAGACTGATGTAGTATCGTAAGAAAGTATCTGTAGTCTACCTTAGTTGTATCACGTAACATATTGAAATCATTAGATTGATAGTAGAAGTTAATCAAGTCTGTGACCTTGCTGCTCTTGTGTAGTTTGGCTATGTGCAGTTGTTCCTCACGCCATGTGTCAATCGTATCGTTGTGTTGTTTAACTAACTTACACACTTGCTTTAGGTCTGTGCCATAAGTCTCTCGTATAACTAAACCCTCATCCACTAGTATCTGTGGTGGGTTAAAGCGGTATGAGATCACCCCGGAGGGTGACACTCGTTCTTGTACGTAGCGTGGTAGCTTAGACATTAATATACACCCCCCCTATACTCATAATTATAGTTATACTCTGCATCTAACCAGTTCCATGCCTGTTCATATGCATGGTCCCAATAGGTTTCCTCTCCATTCTCTATGTCTTTATCTGCCATGACCCTAGCCCAATGATTAAGACTAGGTTCATGGTTCATGCTTAGTTCTTCTTGAAACCAAGCGGTAAACATTAAGCAGCTTCCAAGTAACGGAACCTATCATCACTAACCCACTTGCTTACCTCTTGCTCACGTGACCACATGCTGATTGCCTGTGTGTCATTGCCTGTTGTCTTGAGGTTGAAGCCATTACGTTCGTCAGCATAGCTGGCATAGTTAGTCATAGCACTATACAATGCAAACTTATTGTGACCACGTGTTCCTGCTTCTTCCATATACAAACTGTACATACGCTCAGACTTACGCTTAGACCCTAGCATGTCATCAAGCAGACTGCTTACGTCTACATACTTGAGGTCTGTGTTAGCCCACACCTGCATCTTCTCTGCCTGTGTATAGAAGTCAGTCCTTGCACGATTTAATTCATAGATAAAACTATTCATCGTGAAGTTAGATGTGTTCTTCTTACGCACCTTGTCGTGATCACCAGTAATCATACCATTGGTACAGAAGAAATCTATAGCACCAAAGTATACTTGATTGCTACATGACCCATCAATACCGTGAAGGCTTATGATACGATTGCCAATGGATGTCTCAAACTTATCTGTCTTGATAGTTGACGTGACGTTAGGCAGGGTGATGTCAAGCATAGCCCATGCACCATTACGTGCTGTATTAAAGCTGAAGTCAGCGTCTGCTAGATCATGTGCAGATAGTGTCTCTGTTGCAGTGTCAACTACACCACGAAAGAAGTCACCATGTGACGCACATCTAAAAGATTTACCAACAATACCAAGGGGTTGCCCTGTAGTTTCATTGATGACATATTTCTTGTCGTGCATACGAGTGTCCTCAAATGCTACGTCGAAGTCTAGGTACTCTGGGATATCAAAAGGCATACTGTTCTCCTATGTTTGTATGTGTGGCAACTGTGCCATAGTTGTATAGTACATGTCTACACTGTAATAGTAACGGTAAGCTATTCATAGAACTTATGTGATCCATATGTCACAGTAATGTCTAGCATAGCAGACCAGTAGGGCTTAACGTATAGGGCATGGTAGTGAGTAGCACCCTTAGTTGGATCAGGTA